GGTCGCCTTTGTCACCCTTTTCACCCTTTTCGCCTTGAATGCCTTGGATGCCCTGTTCGCCGGGATCGCCTTTGTCTCCCTTGTCTCCTTTGTCACCCTTCGCTCCGTCTGCTCCATCAAACTCACCACTCGCTTTCGCTTGTGCCAGCGCAGTGTTGACGGCACTCTGAAGGTCAGACATTGCAAGCGCACCGACATCCTCGGCATTCAGAACCACCTCTCCTGTCTTGCCGTTGACGCTGTCCACAGGTGCTTCCACGGGATGCTCGTTGAGATACGACTCAACTGCTTCATCTATCTGGTCAGGAGATATTGACCGTTGGTCTATGTACTCAATCATCTGGTCATACCAGGACTCATACGGATCAGGAATAACAGTATCCCCTGTGAGGGACTTCAGCACACTGGTTTTGTATATGACCGTTTTGGCTAATGCCCCGTCTACGGTCCACCTGATCTCAGCTTTGCCGAATCCTTCATATGCTGTGTCGATCTCATCAATGACCCAGATAAGCCGATTTTCTTCCCGTGTGGTCTGACAGATATATGGTGCTTCATCATTTGTCCGCTGATGGACTAAAACTGCTTCACCTTCTCCAAAGTTTTCAACCAACCAAGTTAGGTCAAACCACACTTGCCGCGCATCGTGCTCGCCCTGTCTCCCTATCTGGAGGAGCGCGCCGCTGTCTGTTTCTACAGTTGCTATTATCATTTCGTCCCTCCTTTATGAGATAGTAAGCTCGACCACACCAGAACCCCTGTCGGTTGCAGTGATAGTACCGCCTCCGCCATATTCATCAATCGCATTTCGAACGAATGCCGTGGTCGCGATCTGGGTGGTGTTATTGGTTGTCGCAGGCGTAGGCGCTTTTGGTGTTCCTGTAAAAGTAGGTGACGCAATCGGCGCTTTCGCGTCCAGTGCCGACTTCACAACCTTATTCTGTACAGGATTCTCACTCAGCGCATCAAGCTCCGCATCTACCTCAAACGCATCGTCTTCTGTGAGTAGCCGCTTATCATCCCCTGCCCCGAATGCGATCCGCATGCTCTTTCCGTCTTCGGTTTCGGGATCGCCTGACAGGATCACTGCGGGCTCTGCCGCGCTCATCTTCGCGGGATCATAATCCGCATAAGCCCCGCTTCTAAGCTGTATGACTGCCATTTACGCCCTCCATCAATTTCTCAAGTCTGGTTATTCGTGCCTCCAGTTCATCAATCTTTTTCTGTTGCCGCTTCACCTTTCCGATTAACAAAGTAGTAAGCTCGTTATATGCCACAGAATAAAAGGTGTCTTCACTGCCCATTATAATCCCGCTGTCTGTGATTCCGAGATCGTCAAGCAATGAAAGCACCCTCTGAGCCGATACACCGATATGCTCTTTTTTGCTGTCATCCTTAAAAATAAACCTGATTGGTTCTATCTGGTCAATAAGCTCATCGTATCGTTCATCCCATTCCAGTACATTTTTCAGCCTTTCATCAGACGTACTTCCGACATAATTCGCAGTAACAGCACCAGTACATTTCACTGATTCGGCCGCTATTGATCCATATACAGTTATAAACGAATCAACAAACCATTTTTCGTACATCTGTTGTGAGGTGATAAGGCCCATAAAAGCAAATCCCACTTTTCCAGATGTCATATCTCGGAACATGGTTTTGGACTTACTAAACCAATCATCTCCACCGATTACATTATGTCGGACCCAAGAGACTGTCTCTCCGCAATATTTGCTCATTTTACCGTCATCGCCGCCATATGATAACCAGTATAACGTGATAGCGTTTTCTACATTTAACCCACGTACACATCGTACTGTGTTGAAGAATAGCGCCTTTTCCGTATATTTATAGATGTGCTGATAATAAACAGTATTATCACCATTTATATACAGTACAGGCAGAATCTCTGATGATCCCTCGGGAGTTGTGCCGATAATAATATTCCTACCCGTTATATAATTCCTGTACGATGTTAATGTTTGGTCTGGTGTTGAGGTGTCATAGTCTTCCACCTTCCTCGGGCCTATGGCACCAATCCAGTTGTTGTCATAATACAGTTCGATTGTTCCGTTATTGAATTTAAATCCGTGTTGCTGTGTGCTTTCAGTAGACTTAAATTCGCCCGTGTTTAGATTCCAGACAGAATTACCAGTGAGACTGCTTAGCATACCAGTTACGATCCAGTCAGCGTACAGTCCTATTGTTGACAGAACATTCACCACGGCGCGCCCTTGAGAATCAATTCCTGCTGTCCATGTCTGGCCTCCGTCCGTGGAGACGGAAAACCCGCCTGCGTTCATCCTCCATATTGTTGTGCTGTTCGCAAGTGTGGGCTCGTCATGCATATATGTCGTGACCGCACCTGTCTGATCCGTTACGGACGTTGTGAAAACTCCGAACGCATTGGAGACTAAATTGCTGAACCTTGATACTTCAAGAGTTACTGCCGCATTTCCCTCTCTGGCTTCCGCTAGTGCCTGGTCCGCTATAACACGCGCCTGGTCAACCCTTGCGCTTACTGAATTGGATACACTGTTTAACTGCTTCAGGGTTTCGGCAGTGCATTTAAAGACAGTCACTCCCTTAAGTGCTATATCAATGTGGGTTATGACAGCGTTATATACGCGCCCTTGAGCATCCGCTATCATTACCTGTTGCATAAGATCAGCAAACGGAAATGATGTGTAGTCAAGCTCAAACGGCCTGAATTTGAAGTATCGGACCGCGGCGCCTGTTTCGTCAATCACATCCTGCTCATTCCCCACATAAACAGATACGTCAACATTCAGCAGATATCCCGCGCCATAGGAATATGTGCCATCCGATGTTTTAACACCGTCTATAGTGATATCCTGCAATGCAAGCTCTGGCGAACCTATTGGATCGTCAAGAGTGATAATCCCTGCATCCTCTGTAAATGACCCTGAAACAGCATCACCTTCAGACCATGGGTTAAAGGTGCCGCCGTCCAGTGCATCTCCGCTTGCATATGGGCTAGCAGAATCGAAATATCCTCCCCAATAAATAACAGGCGTATTTTGTGCTTTGACTGGCACAACATACATATAATTGTCAAATGGGGAGATATAAGCATTTGCTCCAAACAGAAGTATCGCTTGAGCCATTAATTGCCTGTATGTGATCCCTTCAGGCAAAATGGTTATTTCAGTTGTACAACTATCCCATGACGCAGGAACAGAACCAGGTACATTATCAGGATCAAACTGTATTCCGCATCTGGTACAGCACGCCTCAAACGCCTCAGTTGCAAGCAAAGGCAATCTTTGTACAAGGTCCGTAACAACAGCATCCGCTTTATGCAGGTCATCATATCCGACCAATTCAATAACTTCGCCCTTTATGACAGAATCCGTTATGGTATATGTTCCAAGGTCAAAATTATATGCCTGATCGTCATACTCATACACACCATGCACAACAACAACAGCCTCATTAAACTCAATGTTGTCGTATGCGGTTTTCCTGTAAAAGTGCAGTTCAAGCTGTGCGCAATAGACATATCCAATGGGGAATGAATCAGAGTCGTTCGACCGCGTTACCTGGCACCCACCAGAAATAAGATCGTCTTCCGTCAGCGTGAAATCAACGGTATTATGCCCCGCAAGCGTGATGTCCACAGTGTATGTGATATCGTTATGATCCCGCAGTGCCTTGAGCATCGCAGTGCTTAGAGTCAGCATAATTTGTTCCTCCCTACGAAGCTACAGGATATCTGCGCTACCATTTCTTCGCCCTCTTTCAGCGTTCTCACATTCAGCGATCCCTCACCGACATAAAACTGGTCTGTTCTCCAGTTTCCGTAATATGGTGAAAAATAGTAAAGTGAGAAATAAGGCTTTGACGGCCTCTGCACGATTTTCTTAAGGAGTGCGGACGCCTGCGCAGGGGTCAGGTCCTCATATGTCACATCGAACGCCTCAACCGTAAACAATGGTGAAATGTTCGCCCTGCCTGACATAACCCTTCCACTATCCTCTGAGGATGTGGTCTGGAAATTATAATCAAATGATGTAGGCTGTACGGCGTTCCATCCGTCAACCGCGATTCGTTTCTGTGCCATCTTCGCTCCTTACGCAAGCTCAAAAGGATTCATGCCTGTCATCTGCTGACGCATCCGCGCTTCTGCTATCGTTTCATCAAACAGGACGCGCCGGTTCAACATGGCTGTGAATTGATATTTCTTACTGCCGCCACCTGTCTCTTCTCTCACGATCTTACGGATCAACCCTTCAGGTGCCTCGATATTGTTTCCGCGCTTCTGGTCACCAAGTACAGCAGTAAACGGTGCATTAGGCGGGATTACTGCTCCAGTTGCCAGGTATGGGATCTGCGGTTTATACAGATTCGGAATGGTGAATCCAAAAGTTTTGCCGCCATATACAGGCACCCATCTCGGGATCTTGATATGCAGTTTGTTCAGTGCATTGATACATGCATTGATGCCGTCCACAATCCCCGATACAAGGCCGTTTACAAATCCGATGATTCCATTGATAGGCTTCTTGATTGCGTTTTTGATCGCATTAAAGGCACCGACCACAGCATTTTTGATTTTTGATCCGACCGATGATGCAGTTGACGCCACCCGATTAAGCGCACCAGATATAGCACCCGTAATGCCGTTCCAAATAGAAGACGCCGTTCCTGATATGGCGTTCCATATGCCCGACAAGGTGTCTTTGATGCCGTTCCAGATCGTGGATGCCAATGTCTTGACCGCGTTCCATCCTTTGTCCCAAACCTTTTTGGCACCCTCTATCATTCCTGACAGATTCTTCTTGATCGTCTCCCATGTCCGCTTCAGATAAGACGAGATAGCGCCCCATATCTCTTTGGCTTTTGCTTTGACCGTATCCCAGTTTTTCCACAGCAGTACGCCAATAGCGATTACTGCGGCAATAGCAATGGTCACAGGTCCGCCCAGAACAGCCACAACGCTCTGTATAATTGTAATGAAAGAGCCAAGCGATTTAATAACCCCTATAATCCCAGTGATTATCTTGACAGCTGTCAGCGCCGCAAAGAATGCCAGAATGACCGTGGTCGCATTCTCAATAATTGCAGGATTATCCTTGCACCACTGCGCGAACGCAGCCAACTTCTCATTCAAAAAGTCCCAGAATTTCAGAAATGCATCCGCGGCAAACGTGATAATCGGATTCAGGACGTTATCCCAGAACCATTGCCATCCAGGTTGTGCCGCTTTCAGCACGTTGTCCACAATGGTTACGACATTAGCCAGTGTGGTGAAGAATCGCGGCAGGGCCTCATTCATTACCCATTGCCCAAGCGGGATCAGGATGTTTTGCAGTATCCACCCGAATGCACTCTTGAGTGTGCCAAGAAGCCCAGAGAATGCTTTTTTAAGCGGTTCTGCCATCTTCTTAAGTCTGTCCACAAGCGCTTGCATCTTTTTGTCAACTTTGTCCAAGGCAGTTTCGCCCTGTGACAAGTTTCCGAAGTCCACAGCAGAAGACGCTGCCGGAGTCGCCGCCGGAGTCGCTGCCTTCTTTTTTCCAGAGCTCGGTGTGCTGGTATCAGAAGACTTATTCGATTGATACTGATGAATTTTATCCAGCCCAGAAGTGTATTTCTGATTTTCTTTGTTGGCCTTTTTAGTCGCTTTCGCGGTCTGATCAGTCGCATCCGCATAGTCCGCTGCTGCCGCGGTTGCATCCTCCAACCCATTAGCAGTTGCCTGCGCACCTCCCGCACTTGTGGACGTGTCAGACTTCTTCCCAGTCAGCAGATTTGTGAAAGCCTTAAATGCGGATGCCATCTTCGCCAGTCCTGCTATGATGCTATTGATCACCTTTAGAACCGGCGTCAGTACATTGATCAGACCGGCACCAAGGTCAGCCTTTAAGGATTGAAACTGGAGGGAAAGGATTCGGGTCTGGTTTGCCCATGAGTTAGATGTCCGGGCAAAATCGCCTTGTGCATCTGATGTTACGGACAGAAGATAGTTATACCGAAGCAGCGCTTTCTGCTGCTGGTTCATCTTGCTGTATGCAGTAGTCATACCCTGCGACAGTCTAAACTGCTCAAGGTTTGCCTCCGATAGGTTGACACCAAGCTGTTTCAACGGTTCAGTCTCGCCAGATATTCCAGCCCGAATCTTCTGGAATGCCGTATCAGTGTCCAAGTTATAGAAGGATGCCATGTCACCAGCCAGCTCAGCCATCTTCTTGGACATATCGGTCAGCTCCTGCCCGGATATGCCCATGCTTTTGAACATGGCGCCGATCGTAGACGAATACTGCTTTGCTGACAACTCGGACATACCGAATTGCTCCGCGGTGGTCTTCGCCCATTCATTGATTTGGTCAGACATGCTGCCAAATGTGACGTCTACAACGTTCTGGACCTCTTCCAGGTCAGATCCAAGCTCGATACATTCCCTCGAAAAATTGACAATAGCCCTAATAGAAAAGGCTGCAGCAATGGCAAGCCCGACACCTTTCGCGCTCTTGATCAGGTTAGAAAACATCCCCTGCATTTCTCTGGTGCCCTTCTGAACACCAGATGTATTCATCTTGCTGTCGATTAATACCGAACCGTCTACCCTTGCCATTTATATCAACTCCTCAAGCGCCTTACGCTCTGCGTCACGCTGTGCTTGTTCTTCCTCAGATAACCGCTTGTTTAGCCTGCATATCTTCCGATTGTCCTTCTCAAACTCCTTCTCCCATTTCTCCAGTTTTTTGCCATGTGCGCGTTTATATCGGATGTTTATTACCTGTGAAAAAAGACTTTCACCGATTTCCATGTAGTAACCGATAAAAGTCCACCAATGCAGGTGCTCCATAGTACGCACTTCACAGCCTGCAACTTTATTGATTGCTGGGATAAGGATGTCCGCGTCCTGATTCCAGTCCATTAATGCCGGCTTATTATCATCTTCTTCCCCCATGCCGCAATTCATAAATTCCACAGCCTTTTCCGCAGCTTCCTGCAGATGTTCCTCCGGGATCGAATCAAGGTCAGGGTACATGATCCGCAGCATAATATAGGTCTTCGCCTCATCCGGCAGATCTGGATCGTTGTACGCGTCGAAAATGGTCAATATATCTCTAAAGTCAGTCCTGATACGATAATCGGAGCCCCCGACATTCAGGGACTCCGGTAATCGCCACCTCATTCGTAATCGGCTAGGTATTTAGCCGTCTGCGCATCGATTTTCTTCATGCGCTTTTTCGTTTCCTTCTCGATCACAGCACCTATACCCTCCAGCACTGTCTGTACGAAAAGATTGCCGTTTTCCATTGGCGTCAGCGGTCCGCAGATGGAGAAGAATGAACCCTTTACATCGCCCTTGACAAGATCATCCATCATGGCCGTGATCTTATCCTGTACTTCGTTGAATTTTTCCTGTGTGAGTACCTCTCCCTGCATTTCATCCGCATACGCCTGCAGTGCATCAATGACCGCGTCATATCGCTTCACAATATTCGCGTCTGAAGGATTAAAGGTAAACGTTCCCAGGACTTCATCATCCTGATTCACGATCTCGTAGGTTTTGGTACCATCATCTATTTTTATTCTTTCCATCTTCATTCCTCTTTACCCTTATGCTGTGAATGTCGGAACCTTGTTCGCCAGTGTTGCTGATCCAGCCTGACGATTACCAGCCGGAAGAACCTGGAACGGAATCTGGAAGCCGGATGTATCGCCACCGACAGACTGCGGAATGACATAACAATCTTCCTGCCATGCACTGTGGGAAGTCGCCTCCGTATCCTCTACGATCACTTCCAAATACTTAGTCTTGCAGTCGTCGCCCTTCTTCCTGTTCATGGCGATATCCTTAAGCTTCGGATACAGCGCATCATCCGGGTCTGCATAGTACGGATCAGCATCGATAGTAGGCTCATATCCGTTGTGCCGGACGGATGTTTCATCCAAAATGTTTTTAACAGTTTCGGTATCAGCGCCCAGATCGACGCTCATTTCCTCGATATCCTTACCCACCAGGTACCATGACGTGGTACCAGTGCCAAAGGATGTATCAATGTAAAAAAGATGTGCTCCACGCGTGAGTTTCATTTACAGCTCCTTTCTATCGTCGAATTCATTCGTATATTCGACCGTAACAGGCAGCAGCCAGTCCTGAACACCTTTCTCGTCCGGCTCCGTGCCATAACTATTGTTTCGTGTAACTTTGGTGATCTTCCTGCCCTGCGCTAATGCCGGATATGAATCAAGCCTTATCAGCTCACCGTCCACCTCCGCATATTCGCCGCAAAGCCATTTCCCGATGGAATCAAGGAAGGTCTGAATATTAATCTTCTGCGCTGCCCTGGTCGACGCGGAACGATACACCACGAAAAACGGAAACTGGCATGTTTGCGTAACATGATCCAGAATGTTTCGCCTTTCGCTCATAACCAGAGCACCATTGTCCGCAGCAAACGCAATACCGGAAGTCGAACCCAAATCCTCAAACGTGACAATTCTGTCATCCAGACCTGGATACTGATTCAGCAACTCAGCAACAGCTTTTGTAAGCACTTCGTATCCGCTTGCATCTACCCCAATCGGGTTAGCCATTTGTGCCACCTCCTGCCCTCTGCTTCGTCAACCTGATCCACTTCCTGCCCTGTGCCGCTTTTGCCGCTTCGAACCACTCAGCCGTCACTTTCGGATGAAACGTCTTTGTGAATTCGATATCCTCCCGCGCACGCGTCTTGCCGCCGTACTCGGATACCAGCACCTTCTTTTCGCCATATTGCGCCCAAGGACTTCCAGTTGTTGGAGATACCATAACCTTGCCCTTGTACAGATACCGACCATATGGCGGCGCTGCAGCATACACATATCCTGTTCCCGCTACAGCCGCAGACATTGCCCGCGTCACATTGATAAAGGTGGATGTGATCATCGGCATATACGGCACCATATCCGTCATGATCATTGAATCCAGCTCATACTGGGCGCGTTCAAACTGACGCTCAAACCGCGTCATTCTGATATCAACCTCAATGCGGCCGTTTTCATCCACATGGACCTTTTTTATGTCCGGGAAATCAATCATCTGGCTGTCACCTCCATATGAGGGATAACGCTGAAAAAACCAACCGATGTGATCAAGAAAACATCATCATAGTTGTTCAGCATATAGTCATAAAAAGACAGATCGCCATAAGTACCGTCATACAACGGTGTGTTGCCTTCCCATGTGCCGGCCCAAAAGAAATCGCCAGGCGCGAATGTGATCGCTCCTGACGGTTCATTAAGCCTTGCCCATTCTTTCGGCTGCAGCCATGTCTTTCCATTAACTGTGATATCTTCCCCGGTACCCTCATAACGAACATTAAGCACCGCATTATCCGTTGAGTTGGGACCGTATCGCCGGAAGATTGCCCCTTTGTCGTTATTCAAGTTTACCCCTTCCAGCACAGCCGGGTACCAGGTATCCCCCTCAGCGCCACGCTTCCGGTTGAAAAGGGTCACTGTGTCCTTATACATCGAGAATCCCCCGTGGATAAGCCCCCATATACAGCAGATTCACGCCATTGGCATCTGTCAGGCCGGACAGGTACACACTTGCTGTATCCTGCAGCAGTTTGCCCTTCTTCTCAGCGTTAAAGGCCGCCTCGGTTATTGCCGTGCTTCCACTGGAGAACGAAATTGATTCATTGCCCGCGGACATAGACGCCACAGTTTTTCCCTGCATGCCATTCGCACCGGAAACAAAACCACTTGCCGCTTCCGCATCTGCGATCTGCTTGGCGACGTTCACCATCTGGCAAGCACAGAACATAATCGCCTGCCTGCTATTCTCTGGAAAAGCCTGTCTCAGTTTCTGCACGTTGTCGATGCCGGTCGTGGCTATATCCATGATCCGCTCTGCTTCCATCTCAAGCCGCACGAATTCCTGCTCTGTGATGCCTTCGCCGTATAACTGTATATAGTCCTCATACGTTGCGTACATTTAGTCCACCTTTACAGCAGTCCATTTCCCGTCAACAACCATAAGCACTTTACCGTTGTCTTTGGCGGTCACAGCAGGCAGCCCACTGGGGACTGCCTTTGCCCATTTGCCGCCTTTAACAGTAAGCACCTTGCCGTTGTCCGTACTGGTCGTGTTGGGTAATGTCTGCGAATCCAATACTTCACTAAGTTTGTCCTTCTCCACAAATCCAAGCGATGTGTACTCAGTATTAGCAGGCATTCAAACCTCCTTAGCCTTCGGAAATGATACGTGCAAACGGATAAGCCTGCTTCGGATAGTAGCCCGTTCCTGCGGTATCCTTGACAGGTGTCCATCTTGCCGCCGTTGCCAGGTTTGCATCGGTCGGGGAAATGATCGGAGTGGTCGGCTGTACGAAGCTGAATCCGCGCGGAGCGAAAATCTTTCTCTGGCGGGTGATAAGCATATCCTGGCCGCCGTTCGTGGTTGCATCGCGGTAAACCTCACGCGGTACCTTCGCGCCAACATCGCAGTAATCAAATGCTCCCTGCCCCAGAATGTAGGTCGTATACTTCGGGTTGGTTCCAGAAGTATCCACAGGCACTTCATCGTCAATCAGGACGGTGCGGCCATTCCAGGTTGCAAGCGCCATGTCTCGCTGAATGCCGTTTCCTTCGGTTCCCTTTACGTACTGGAGAAGCTGAAGATTCTCAAGATTGGTCGCTACTACAGAGTGCATGATGACCATGGTGAACAGCGCTTTGTTCGCTCCTGCGGCCTTCTGAAGCGCGTTGTTCAGGGTTTCCGCGCCTACGGTCTTCGTGGCGGCACTGGTGATATCCAGAGTGTGATCTGCGGCGAACGAATTTGTGGTAACGCCGAAAATACCTGCCAGAGTATTCAGGATCGTTGCCTGGTCGATATCGTCCCAGTATTCCACTACCTGATTTGCGATATCTTCCATGAAATCATGGCCAGTGATATCAGTGTTGAAATCCTTCTCAAGCCATCCCTTTGCTCTACCGACAACGATCATTGACTGGAGGAAAGTCTCAAGTCCAGTTGCGGTGATATTGGTAGCGCCGTCATAGTTGAGCGCGGCGCCGCCGATCCTGCCTACCATCGGAAGAGAGATGAAATTGCCACCTGTCTGCTCAGTAAGCAGTGTACGAAGATCATTCCTCACATTGAGGACGCCTGCCGTAAGAAATGCATTCTGTTTTACTCTGGGGATCGTTTCAAGATATCTTCCGAATACCTCATCATTGAAATACTTAGTATCAAAAATTCCTGCCATTGTTATCTCCTTTACTTCTTAAGCCATTCGATTACATCCGCACTGGTCGGATGCTCGTTTGCGTACTTCATTTTCTCCGCTAAACTCAGTTTGCTAAACCCTGTCTGGTTGCCCTGCGGGTCCTTCGGCGGGTCTGTAAACTTAGCGGGGTCTTTGTCAGGTGCAAACGCTGATGCATCCTTCTCTTTGATCTGACCAATCAGGTCTGACAGGCCCAAAATCTTGCCGTCCTTCAGCTTAAGGCCCGCTTCTTTGACTTCGGCCATAATTGCCTTTTTTGCCGCTTCAGACGTAAACTTAAACGCCTCCATTTCTTCCTTGAGTGCGTCATTGAAGTCGCGTTCTTCGATCTGTCTCTGAAAGTCCTTCTGAGCTTCTGCCGCTTTGTTCTTCCAGTCTTCGATCTGTTTGTTGAGGCCCTCTACGTCCACCCCGTCAAATCCTTTCAGGGTTTCTTCTGCTGTCTCTGCCCGCGTCTTCCACTGGTCGCGGTCTGCCTCTGCCGCCTGCGTCTTATTCTTTTCTGCGTTTACATCTTTGCCGCTCAGTTCAAAAACCTTTTTGATCTGATCTTCATTAAGTCCGAGTGCCTGTAAATCTTCTGTTTTCATTAGTTGCTCCTTTCACATGTAGGTTGTTTTAGGACTGTAACCGCCGTCCCGTGAATTGACTGTTTTAGGTCTAATCAACTGACCAAATAAAAAAGCACCCTTTCGGATGCATTCTTAACGCGTTCTGTTTGCTTTACCGATTCTTAACCGTTCCGGCAACGGCCTTAAATCATTTTCAGCACAGAAGTCTTCATATGCCACTTTCTGCTGTTTAAGCCTCTGCGCTGCTCTTTGTGCCTTTTCGCGAAGCTCTTTTTTTATGTCTGGATCAGTTGCGGTATTTGCGGCATCTTTCAGCGCTTCATTTTTCCTTTTTTGCTTTCGGATCGCGCGCTCCATTGACCGCTGTTCCTGTGTTCTTTCATACAGTTCACGGTTTTCTTCATCGTCATACCGTTCAAACGGGTTTCCCATGCCTTCAAAGTATGGGCCGAAATTATGACGGCAGTTCCAACCACATAACCCGGGGCCGGTGCCGTACCCTGTAGAGCTCACAAAGTCTGGATACTTTTTACTTTTTCCACTGCGGCTATATACCTTCCCTTGCCATATCTGGTGAGAAGGCCGCGCCCCCATGTGTGAAGATACAAGAACAAGGTCAACGTCCATCTCGTCCATCCGCGCTAACTGTATCTGTGCGGATGCCTGTGATATTCCTGTCCTCACACACCGGAGCGCTGCCGTTTCTATCGTGTCCTTGTGGCCAGTCGGATAAAGCACAACTAATCCGGTCGTTGCCAGCTTATCAATCGCGTCTGTATATGCTTTTACATACCCAGTGCCGCCAAGCATCACATCGTTATATATTTCATCCATAGTATTGATGAAAATTTCCTGCGATGCGTCAGCGGTTGTACGCGTGTAATTGTTCCACTCCTGCAACGTAGCTTCATAATTACGCTGCATCAATCGGATCAGATACGGCGATTCTTTCAGCGGCTTCGGGGATAACCCAGCGCGCTTGTATACGTTGTCGTCATAATCCAGCGCTTTAATTCCGGCGTCTTCAAACGCCTCTGCGATCTCTGTTTCCTGGTGCTTTGTCGCCTGCGCGATCTCTTTAATCAGATCATCCCTTAAGCGCCCGGACTCAATAACAGATTGCAGGCGCCACTTGTCTGCTGCCGTCAGAATGTAATCATATCCCTTTGCTTCACGCGCCATAATACGCGCGATGACCTGCTTCAGCATTCTTGTATGCAGTCTTGATGCGATCTCTTCCGCGCCTTCTGATATATGTAGCAAATAGTCTGGGCTTAGCATTATTCCTCACCAAATAAAGCCGGCGTTTCGGGCTTCGCTTCTTCGGCCATCGCTTTTGCATCTTCTTCGGTCATTCCCTCAAACTTTACAAAATACATCCAGGCAGGCACCTTGCCCGCCTGTACGTACTGCCACCATCTGAGACGGTCTTCTTCACGGTTGTATGTTATGTCACCGAAATCATAGGTAACTTCGTATGTCCCCGCGGGAGCCAGGTTATACAGGTCAGCAAACGCGTTCAGCGAATACAACAGATCATCAATGCACTTTTCCAGTTTATCCCGCGTATCCTTAATGGTCTGAATCGTTCGCCTGTCATCCGCTTCAACCTGTGTGGCCGTTATCATGCCTGTTTTCTGGTCAAGCACGAAATATCCATTTGCGAAGCCGCATTTAAACCCGATCTGTGACAGCAGATTATTGATCCCTGTTATGCGCATATCGGTCTGCAGTGTCGGGTTTATCTCCTGATAGAAGGTGTCCCGCCCGTCACCATATACAGCTTTCACATAATCAGGCAGGCCCAGGCCGTCTTTAGCGGACTCAAAACCTCCTGCCGTATTTCTTATCGGCATACCTGACGGAAGCAGTCTGTCACTGTCCAGAAGAACCGTTCTTTTGCTGTCTTTGATCTCTTTGCTGTTGCGGCTGTACGCAATGTCCAGGTCTTTCAGTTCTTCCAGTGCGTCATAATAAACAGGCAGGCCAAGCGGGGAGCCGATCTCTACATTGTTTGCTTTTGGCGTCCGAAGAACAGCAAACAGCGGGCGTTCAAGCCCCTGTATAGCAACCTCTGGCAGAAGGTCCGACCATGGCGTATCTGCGATATTGCACGGATCGCCTATCTTTTCCTTTGATGACGAAACATACGTTCTGTTCGTTATCATGTACACTTCATCATCCATGAACCTGTGATACTCAAGTTTCGTGTAATAACGGTCATCCTCATTCGCGTGATCTATGAATACAGCCGCGGTCACGTTTTCCTGTTTCTTACTGACAACAATAAAATTATCAGGGAGAATCAGCGAAACTTCATCGCCTGCCGGCTTGAGAATGACGGTACCATAAGCGCATCCGTATTCAACCCATTCACGAAGCTGAAAATACAGTTTATCAATGATAGACTGCATCCAATCTGCACGGGCGCCGCCGCCTATCTGGACTTTGATCGCCAGTGTGGTTAGTGTTGCCACTTCCGAGCAGATCGTCTTTGCGAAATTGACCGTTGTTATATGGTCTTCTGAGTCCACCCAGTCAGGATTACCCACATAAACCCGCGCACACTGAGAAATCAGTGAATCCATGGTATCGGTTGTAATCTGTTTGATCTTAAATTCTTCTTTTGCCTGTTTTTTAAACATGGACTCAAACCACCTTTTAAAACGTGCGAAAATGTTCATTTCTTACCCGCCTTAACTTCCCGCACATTTTATAGCGTTTATGCGGGATTTCCTCTTCTCATTGCAATCGGGCTGATACTATAGCGGACGGCATCTATATAATGATTATTCCTGTCCGGGTATCCATCAATGACCTCCCCGGTTTTCATATCCACATCATGCTCATAGCTGACGAATTCCTCTTTTGCCTTTGGCGTCCGCTCCGGGTCTATCACGATCTTTCGGCACTGCAGCCATTCATGCGTTCGCCTTACACTTCCCGGAGTCACTATTGCCGCCCTTGCCGGAAGTCCGGCATCTCTGTAGTCGTTTATATGCTCCGGTTCATCCACGCCACACCGAATCTCATAATCATCATACCCCTTCGCCTTTATCATCTCGGCAAAGTCCTTGGTTCTGATGCAAGTACCGCCCATCTCATCCAGCAGCATTATTGTTTCAGTATTGTGATTATAGGAAAGACGCACAAAAGCCTTTGGATCAGGTGACCAGCCCCAGTCCTGCCCCTGATATATCCTCTCTTGCTGCGCTATTTCTTCGTCTGTGATAGTCCTCAGCTCGATAAATGGGAAGATCTCCGTACCAAGTCCCACAGGCTGTCCGCCATACTCATGATCATACGCCGTCGGGTTAGTCGCTTTAAGGTGTTCAGCCTCCTGAATAAACGCGCCGCCAAGCCATTCTATTTCCGCCCCCAGATCGGTATAAGACGATTTATGAACCAGTTTAAACTCACTCGGCTCATCCGCGTATTTGTTCGCCCAGTTCGTCCTCGCAATCGGTGGGTTGAAGGTCTTAAATATCCATGCCTTATCACCACCACGGATAACAGACTGCTCAATCTTACGGACCGCTTCAGGACCGCCAAACTGATCCAGTTCCTCAAACCACAAGATTCCAATATAACCAAACTCAGGAGAGATACTCTTTATCTTTCCCGGATCATCCGCGCCTCTGAAGTATATCTTTTGCCCGGTTGCTATCAGCGTGATCTCCATAGGCGACCTAGTTATCTTAAATTCCTCGGTCAATCCCTGTTTAGATATCGCCCACTGCAGTTTAGCGAAAACTGAATCTTTCAGCGTATCCTTAACCTGTCTGAGCACAACACCATGAACGCCTTTGTTGTTTTTGAGCAGCTCTATAAAGATCATGGCTGCGGTTGATGACTTCATCGACCCTCTGCCGCCATGCATGACATACTGCTGATGGTCATGTCTTCGGACGTCCCTTATCAGCTTGTGGAAGTTATCAGGAATCTGATCCAGGTCAAGATGATACGTAGCGTGCAGCTTTTCCTCTGCCTCTTCCTTCTTCTGCGCTATATCGGCCTGCTCGCACACTGCCTGAAATGCTGTTGTGTTCCCACGGATAGCACTGCTTATCTGGCCTGCTACCATCGCAGCAGCGTTCGTCATGTCTTCATCCGATATATCCGGTACAAGTTTCCTTAGTGCTGCTGCATTACGGTCGGACATCTTCATGCCTAGCATCATTTTGGACAGTTCAGCAATATTCTTCTTTTTCCGCTTCGCCTCCCCGGACGCTATGCCGCCAATCCTTCCGCTTTTCGCCGCTTGTTCCCCGCTTTTGAAGCGCGTCGCTTTTCCTTTCTCCAGATTCTGATCATTCATACCTAAACCACTGTTTTTCTACCTCAGAAGCTATATTAGCCATCATTACAGGCGGAACACTCATACCGCAGACATACTGTACATTCTGATCCATGAAATCATAGTCCTGCGGAAATGTTTGCACGTTTATAAAGTCCCTGTCAGTCATTAACAGGCCATCGCTCATGCGAAACTGATATCCGCCGGAAGTGACAGTAGACGCCGGCTCATCATCGTGATTGATAGGCGATGTAAATCCACTGTACTTCTTTCGTACCCTCTTATTGATATCTGACAGGTCTCTATCAGCCGGAGTCCTATACTTAAGTAGCTTGAACGTCGTTGCATCCGTTGCGATCGGCTTCCCGTTCTTCTCCCTTACCTCGGAGAAATTAATAGGTGCATAGTCAAATGCCATTTTCAGCTTCGGAAGATTCAGATCCTTCCTGTGCGCAATAAAGAAAACCCTCTCCCTTTTCTGCGGCACACCCATCTTTGCAGCATTGAAGAGGAATATCTGGACCGTATACCCCGCATCATCAAACGCCGCCACGATCTGATTGACCCAGCCTTTCGCCTTGCCAATTATCAAGCCTTTTACATTTTCCGCAATGATCACTTTCGGCTGCAGTTTCTTCGCCACGTTCAAGAAATGCAGAAAGAGATCATCCAGCCTCTGCTTTGCCTGTCCTTCTCTAAATACCTTTTCTGTGTTCCATCCATCCTCCCGGCTCCCTGCCATCGAGAACACGCTGCACGGAGGAGATCCATCCAAAACGTCCAGGTCTTTCAGTTCCTCCGGGATATCCTCCAAATTCACAAAGTCCCTGATATCCATTAGATAACTGTACTTAGGATGATTATTCTTCTTGTATATCTTCATCATGTCCGGGTCTATCTCGCAGTTGCCTATCACCTCATACCCTGCAAGCTTATAACCCATTGACGACCCCCCCCCCACAGCTAAAGCAGGAGAATACCGTCCTCCCATTCTTCGGCCTGCTGTCCAAATCGGAAAGCCTCCACTTCCATGGAAACTCAGTTGAATCTGAACCCGCATTTCGGGCACTGGTATTTGAATGTTTCGTCTGCATAGTCCTCCATGTCAATTTCAGTGGCGCCTACCATATCGCGCTTATTTGTGTTGGTCTCCTGGTCTTCCATGCCGAAGAAGTCAAACCCTTCCAGGTCGAGCCCCTCCATTTCATTTTCCAGTTTGACCAAATCCCATACAGCCTTTTCCCCGGTCTTATTATCCAGGTACCTGTATTTCTTTTTCTGTTCTTCTGTCAGGCCATCACATACCAGGCACTGGACCTCTTCGATCCCAAGTCCTACAAGCGCCTTGTATCTGGTATGTCCTGCAAGGATCACATGCTTTTCGTCTACCACGATCGGAGTAATATAGCTGCACTGCCGGATACTTTCCATCACAGCGCCCACAGCATTATCATTCTTTCGCGGATTACGTGCATAAGGGTGTATATCATTCATTTTCAGCATTTCAAGCTTCATACGTAGAACACCTCCCCGCAGCACGGACATATTTTCTTTTTCATTTCTTCCGGTTCATCGCCCAAAACATCCGCAAGCGGCTGCCCGAAATCGTATCCGTCAAAGTCCACATCAGCGAGCTCTTCGCCCAGCAGCTTTGTGTCCCACTTGGCAAGCTCCCCGGCCTTATTATCATACAGACGGTACTTCTTGCGCTGTTCCTCACTCAGGCCGGAAACTATGACCACATCACACTCTTTCCAGCCTAATTCCTGCAGTGCCCTGTACCTTGTATGTCCGGCAAGAATTACCCCATCCTCATCAACAATGATCGGCGCTACATACCCACATTGCCGGATGCTCTCCTTTACATCCTCCACAGCGCCTTCAATGATCCTCGGATTATTATCGTATGGCCTTATCTCATCCAGCTTTCTCCTTACGTACTCCATCCAATTCCCCTTTATACTTCTGATACTGTCTCAGCTCTTTCTCCATTCCATCAAGCTGTTTCCTCAGGTCGTTTCTTCTTTTCCATGAGCGAGATGTGAGATACTGTCTGTACACCCTCACCATCTGCTCGACATAAGCTGTCCCCACTCTGTCCATGCTATCTCCTTAGATTGCAGCAGTCCCCATCCGTCACACTATGCTCGCGCTCGACCGGCTGGAAGCAATCAGTCATGCCACCCAGCCGGAGAACGCTAGAAGGAGGTATTAGTTTGAGCTTCCACTCGATCTTCTTTATATCAGCCACTGCCGGCGCGCCTTATACAGACACCTGCTCCCTTCACTTCCATCTGCAACCTTGTAGAAGCTCTTATATTCGCTCATAGGCAATAAAATAGGGGCATCCATCTAAAGATGCCCCAAGGGTTAAGGAGAAATTAGATAAAGAAATCCACCGCCAGTAACTGCACTTATAAAATAAAACATTATTTAGTAGACAAACAATGACCCTTTGCAACTTTATCAAACATGTTCAGCGCCCTTCCGTGCATTTTAAATATGGTACGCACAGACTTATCCCGATCCAGTGCCATCTGCTCCCACCGTTTGCACAGGATATATCTGTCAAAAAGCAGCTGCTTATAGTTTTCATTCGGCACCATCTCGATCTCATTCGTTATGCTGACCTTCTTCTCTACTAAGCGCCCGACCTCTTCGATAATGTCCCGCTCGACCTCGTCCACCTTTGCCACCAGCTCCAGCATCTTGTCCCCAGTGAGCGAGGTCTGAACCCTTACGTCCGGTATATCAGACGGACTTTTGACGCTGTATAAATCTGCCCTGATTTCCTCCCTCTGTGCCTCCAGCCTGTCAATCTTCCTCTGAATCACATACACCTGCTGTAAGTGTTCCTTTGCTGTCATGTTTCCCCCTTATACACAAAAAAGCGCAAAACACAAACCCTCTTGAACGGATCGCGACTTCCATTCAAAAAGATTCGTGCTTTGCGCAAATACGATCAATTACTATTTTATTTTAGCATACCGTACACAGTAATCAAGGCGTCCATTCTATGATGTCCCCCGGCTGCATCTTCAGCAGACTGCACACCTGATCAAGAGCCTTAATTCCGATCATCTTATTCTCCCGGAGTGCCTGAAGTGCATTCTCCCCGATCAGTTTCTCCTTCCTGATTTGATACGTTGTGTACCCGCTCTCATTGATTGCCTGCATCACATCTATCTTGTATCTCAGCATCTCAGTCCTCATACAACTCTACAGCCCAATGATCAGACACTTTCTCAATGCTTTTAATCCATGCCTCACGCAGCCTCACAAGCATCGAAAAGCTTTGCGGATCATCTGACGTAAACCGTTCCGTATGTTCATGCCCATCCCACTCTTTCATGTGGAAAGTATACACGATTTTTGTTTCATCGTCAGGGTCTTTCCTGCACCACGTTCCATACCTCATACGCCTCGCCATATATTTACCCCTCTCAGTCAATAATAACGTCCTCAGGAACCTCTATGACCTCCGTCCTTGACCATATCGATGCCCATCTGTCCGCTGTCCTCTGAGCCCGTTTCCAGCTCTTATAGCACCCTTCCCTCTTTACCTTCGTCAATGGGTGCTTGTAATGGTATGCCCCGCAAAAGTAACTAGAAGGCGCTTCGCTTGTCTGCCCTCTATGCGGCAGCCATTGCTTAACCAGATAATATGCCATATATACCTCCTGCCGGGATATACCGCCCGGCACGGTACTGTGTTCGTCAGACTTCGCTTGCCTTAATTAGCCCCTTCCCGAAAAACTCACGGATCATTACCATGTGAAGGTCTTTTTCCTTGCAGTATCTCAGATCATAACCGTGATGATATCCGACTGAATTCTCAATCAGCACCCCGCTCTTGCCATTTCCGTACTGAAAGCCCCCAGATTTCATGATCTCTGTGGTCACCTGCACTGTTCCCTTTCTGCCATCATCATGGCTATAGTCTACCAACCACCTCTTGGTTTCCTTTTTCATTTCTATCCTCTCCTTTCCGGGATGGCTTACACCATCCCAATCTTTTTGGCGGTTTCCATGGTCCGCTCTTCATACATCCATCCGCCATGTGGGAGGCGGTTAACGGTTACCAGAGTCTCAACTGATCCGTGCTCAGCATTTGTGGCAGCCTCGAAGCTCGCACCCACAAGCGCCGGAAACAGCATCATTGACGCATTCATATCGCCCAAGATGCTAAGGGCATCCGCTACAGGCCGCCCTGCAAAGGACTCATGCGTCCTGCGAATAAACCGCGCTATTTGTGGAAGATGTGTAAATGTCATGTGAACCTCCTTCTGCCGTCGTGACCTCCGTGGCGGGTTGTATCACTTCGTGGATCTGTACTTCTCATTTCTCACTGTACGCTCTCAACTGCTTCCTCAAGACTATCGAATTCCCCGATTGTCTCGCCCAGGATATCGAACATCGAAACCCTTTTTACGATCCATCTGGAGCTCGGGCGCTTTGTGATTCTTACAAATCCGTCCTCGCTTACATATGTTTTAACCGGGTCCTTTTTACTGCTCTTAAGGTTGAATTTCATCTTGTTTCCTCCTTTATCTGCATCCCCTTTACAATTCTTATTATACATTATATTTAATGTACTTGTCAACGCTTTTTTCCTGTTTTTTAAAGTTTTTCTGAGAAATCCTTGCAGCCAAAATCCACCTAAAACAAAAGAAAAGACAGGTATACCATCCTGCCTTTTCTATGCCCTCTATTTCCCTCTCTTATGCTCCGCCACACAAACGCCCATCCGTTCCACAAAAATACGAAACAGACACGTTTCTGAGCCTCGCAGAGCTACTAATGGTTTTCATCATACCACAGCGCAAACGCTGCAAGCGAAGCAGCCCCACAAATAAACCCACATAAGAACCAGATCAATTCAATCCCTTCTTTCTTCTAAATGCCTGCAGACAACCCCATGAACAGAAATAGTTAAGCCTGTTCCCATCATTACGCTTGTAAGCATAGCAAGACGGATCAGAAACAACAAACTCCTTCCCGCACACACGGCAGGACCGCACCGCAAACATATCATTCAAGCCGTAACGCTTACGTCCTGCCACTGCTGCCAAAACCTCCGTCACCCCTTTCCGTCTTTGTCAGCTCTTCCGTCTCATAGAAGACCACATCCGGGCAGCGCTCAATCACAAGCTGCGCAACCCGCTCGTGCGGAACCACTGTCACAGGTTTATCGCCATCATTGTGAAGCGGGACCCCTACATTCCCCCGATAATCCGAATCCACAACACCGACCCCATTCGCCAGCCGGAGACCATACCTGGTCGATAAACCGGAACGTGAATATATCTTTCCACAGTACCCATCCGGTATCTCAACGGCCAGCCCGGTATAAAACGGCACTGTCTCGCCCGGCTCCACAACAACCTCACGATCCGTATCAACATACAGATCATAACCCGCAGCGAAAGCGCTCCCCCTGGTCGGTGTCATAGCCGTAGGCGTTAATTTTCTAAACCTTACATAAATCATCCCTTAGCCTCCCACATACTCACATCTTCCGTCAGACAGGTCTTACACGGTTCCTCTTTCGGCTTTAATTCATCATATTTACAGGTATTGCAGTCGGGTTCCTCTTCATCCTGCGGCGCCACATTCTTTTTGATGCTCTCAATGATTCCGCGCAGTGAATAGCCAAACAGAACACAGGCCGCCATGACTGCCAGGATCGCCGCTATTCCATAAATCATGCGGATACCTCCATGATATTTGCCGTGATGCATCTCCACTCTTCCGTCACTTCTCTGATAGTGTGTACGGCCGTTTCCAGGGTGTGAGAAGCGTCCTTAAGGCCTTCCCTGACCATTTCTTCCCTGACGCGTTCCAAAGCCTTCTCCATGTTGCTGAAATACCCCTTGTTTACATACACATCTTCCTCGTCATCTACATCCTTAAGATGCACTCTTTCTTCTCCCAGATAATATTCTGTTACTTCGCATTTTCCCCATTTCCCCATCCAGTATTGATAGGAATCATCTGCTACAACCTCGCCGTCTACCATCGGTACAACTGGTAAATCAGGGTTTTCTTCGATCAGCTTTATGATTTCAGGTTTCATGTTCTGTCCTCCGCTTCTACATATTCCCATAAGTAACCGCCTGCTGTTTTTCTTCGCCCTTTGCAACAATCAATGACCGCTTTTGTATCTGGACATATAGTTTTTGCCGCTCTCACACTGTCGAGAAATATTATTTGCCCTGTTTCTA